CATCCAGATAAATACCTAGACCCAAGTAAGGGCGGCAATCCGTATTGCGAAGGAGGAGCGGAGGATACTAGGGTATATTTAACGGATAGTTGCCATTGGAAAATAACCAATAGTACAACAATGACATTTGCGGCAAAGGTATCTACGCTAAAACGAGTTGAATCAATATTAAGAAAACATACATCGGGAACACATCCAAATGACTTTCAAATGTTCTCGGAATTGAGGCAACTTGGAGAACTATTGATAACTCCGCTACCAGGATATGCAACTCATGGAGAAACTAGATGGCTAACGCCTTTAACAGATTGGAGTACGGTATGAAAGGAACAAAATTAGTAGAAGTCCCATATTTCCTAAATCAAATTACTGATGTAACGCGTGATATATTGATTATTGGAGAATGTAAAGGTGGAAAGGAAGGAATTAGCGAAAGTATACATAGACTGGGTTGCATTAATGTAACTACTACCGATATTCTAGAATCGCTTCCAGATTCGTGGTTACGTAAGAATACCAATTGGGAACATGTTAAAACAGATTTTATAAAATTTGATGAAACTCGTAAATTTGATTATATCATAGCAATATCAGTGTTTGAGCATTTTGGTATGTTTTGGGAAGGCAAAGCATATGATGTTGATAGCGATATCGAAGATATGGTTTTATGGAATCATGATATACGGGGTATATTAAAAGCATGTAAATTACTTAAGGATGAAAAGTCGAAACTCATCATAACGTTACCAATTGGCCCGTATATGAATTATAAAGAATCTGGGTATCCGTTTTTGAGGTATTATGACCAACAACGCCAAAACATAATCAAGAAAACATTAATTGATAATAACTATAGATTTTCGGAATCGTTTTTTATATCAACAGATGCCGGGTTGCAAAACTGGCAAAGTGTAGATAACCAAATTAACCATCCGGATTATTATAGAAAATATTGCAATATTTACACCCCAAATATCATATGGGGTTTAACGATACAATTATGATCTCAGTAATTATCCCAACATATAAATCGCCAGAAATGCTTGATCTATGCTTAAAATCAGCAATCGAAGGACAACAAAATAAAAATCAGATCATAGTTGTCGTAGATGGGTTCTATGACTTAAATAAAGAGGTCTTAGACCGATGGAAAGACTCAATTGATATACTGAACCTATCGACCAATCAAGGTCTTTGTAGAGGGACTAATTTGGGGGTGTATAATGCTAGATTCGATAAAATACTCATAGTAAATGATGATAATGTTTTCCCTAAAGATTGGGATGTTATTCTTGAGTTAAATTGGAGCAATGGTACTTTAATCTCACCTAACCAAATCGAACCATACCCAAGCATGTTCTCTCAATTTCATATCAAAGACTTAGGTAAAAACATAAGTGAATTTGATTTAGATAAATTTTGGGAATATGAAAAATCCATCTCTACAGAAAAACAAGATGGGTTTGGTTCAACATTGCCTATATTCATGTCTAAACAAGATTACTTAAAAATGGGAGGATGGGATGAAAATTATGAATTAGGAATGGTAGCAGATTGGGATTTCTTTTTAAAGGCAAGTTTAAACAATCTGTCTTTGGTTAGAGTATACAATCTACATTTCTATCACTTCGCATCTGCATCGACTAATGGACAAGCAAGACAAAGAGCTGAGAGAACCGGGCATGAATACGCAAAATATAAATGGGGCGACTATATTAAACATGACCCCAACACCAATCTAAAATTCATATAAACATAGCAGAAATATATTTCGTATACATATTTATAATAAAAATTTATAACTAAAACGAAATATGTGTATGAGCTATATACCCAAATCAATTATATTTACAGTTAAACTAAATATTTTACTGTAACATGAAGACTTCTACAGTAATTTTGTTATCGGTACCAGTTGTCTCGATATCATTTATGTGTTCATACTTTTTCGAACTGTCAATGAACAATTTTGAACAATATCTAGCAGTTATTGGAGTAATGTTATTGGATGGATTTTTTGGAATTATAAAAGGTATTCGATTAGAAGGATTTCAGACACGCAAAGCAATAAAAGTATTAAAAACGTTGTTTACATGGATTGTAATACTCACGGTGTTGCTCATGGTAGAACGAGGTTTCCCAGGGACTAGTTGGCTATCTGAAACTATTATACTCCCATTTATTGTATTTCAATTAATGTCTGCACTTAAAAATGCATCATTGGCTGGATTTATTCAAAATGAGTTATTGAATACTATATTAGATAAAATTGATAAACACAAAGGATTGAGAAATGAAAAACATAATAATCAAAATTAAAAATAGTTTAGTTGAATTATTCAAAGATGATAATTCCATTAATGAAAAATCAATAATTGGCTTCATGGCATTCTTAATGATGGTAGTCACTTTAAGTATTGACATCTATACCGGAGTAAAAGGGTATGAAATGCCAATACATGAATTTGTATTCAATGGTTTCTTGTATATTACAATTGGAGCATTAGGTATTGCATCTATAGACAAAATTTGGGGCAAAAAACAGGACAAAGAATAATGTTTTTAAAATTAGGATCTAGAGGTAAAGAAGTAAAGGAACTTCAAGAACTTTTAGAAATAGATGCAGATGGCATCTTTGGTAAAGGCACAGAAACAGCGGTTAAAAACTGGCAAACAAAAAATGGTTTAACTGCCGATGGTATTGTAGGCCCTAAAACTTGGGATGAAATGGGTTTGGCAACAACTGATGCTTCAGAAAAAGTTTATACTACAGAGAATGGTCTAATCATTAACAAACATTTTATGCCAGCTGATGAATACTGTCATGGACCAATCAAACCAGAGTGGGTCTTTTTACACCACACTGCAGGTTGGCATAATCCATATAATACTATTAATAATTGGGCAAATGATAACAGAGGTCGAGTTGCAACCGAGTTTGTTTTAGGTGGACCATCAGTTAAAGGTAATGACGATAAGTATGACGGCGTCATGGTTCAAGCATTTCCTGAAGGCAACTACGGTTGGCACTTAGGAAAGAATGGATCTCAAACAATGCATAAGAACTCTATTGCAATTGAAGTATGTAACTTTGGTTGGGTTAAAGATGGCAAAACATATGCCGGTACTAAAGTTGATGAATCTCAAATTGTAACGCTTGATAAACCGTTTAGAGGTCACACTACATGGCATAGATATTCAGATGCTCAAATTGAGGCTATTAGATTATGGTTATTGTGGATCGCTGAAAGAGATGGTATTGATATTAGAGCTGGTTTACCAGCATTGATCAAAGAAAATGGTGCCGATGCATTTGAATGGAATGAAGATGCATATTACGGTAAAGTAAAAGGTTTATGGACTCATACCAACACGAGAAAAGACAAAGTTGATATGTTCCCACAACCAGAATTAATGGATATGTTGGTAAGTTTATAATGTAGGAGTTTAACTAAGTATATTTTTATTATAAAGAAGTCCAACTTATATATGAGTTTGGAAAGGTTACGACTTAGATTTTAAATTAAAATTTATAAAGTTATATCAATATTTTAAAACTAAGGGGTAATTATGAAATCATTAATAAATACTATAACAGACACTAGAATGGTATATTTACTAATGTCAATCGTTCTGTTAACTGGATATGCGTTAGAATTGTGGGAACTTATTGTATTCGTAGCTTTTATGCTTAACGTTGGCGTATGGACTGGATTTTGTCCTTCAAAATGGGGTTTTGGTAAATTAGGATTTAAAAAGTCTAAGTTATAATGAAAGCACTCGATGGAATTTCATTAAACTCGCGAATATCTCTTGTAATAGCCGGGTTAATTATGATGACTTTCTTTGCAGTTCAAACCTGCATTGTATTTGGTCTGTGTGAACCTTCGATATTCCTTGCTAAATTTGGTTGGGGATGCGTTGTATTCTTCATGCCACCATTCTTTAAAGTAGTTATCGAATTTATTCAGAATAAACAAGAAATTAAAGACGATTTAAGCAAGAAAAACATATATCTAGAACACGCTGCTAAGATTATCAGGCATGATATGCATAGTGGTATTAATACCTATTTACCAAGAGGTATAAAATCTCTTAAACGTCGAATTACTGATGAGCAAATAAATGAACTAAAAATACAAGCTCCTCTTCAGTTGATTACCGATGGATTGCATCACGCACAAAAAGTATATAGTGGGGTTTATGAATTTACTAATTTGGTAAAACAAAATGCACAAATGGCTACTGAAGAGTGTGATGTAAAGGAAATATTATCTAGTTATCTTAAACTAACCGCATATAAAAATCAGGTAATTTTAGATGATAATTTACCAAAATCATTGAAAATAAATGAACCACTTTTTTGTACTGCAATTGACAATTTGATTAGAAACGGATTAAAGTATAACGATTCACCAACAAAATATGTAAAAATATACCAAGAAGGTAGCTATCATAATGGAAGTTACATAGTTATAGAAGATAATGGTAGAGGTATCACACATGAAGAATTCATTGAGTTATCTAAACCATATACAAGAAAGGAAGGTCAGAAAGAATCTGGTACTGGTTTAGGATTAAACATTTGTATTGAGATTTTGAAAGAACATGGTTTTGATATCAAAGCAGAAAAATTAGAACAAGGAACAAAGTTAAAAATAAGGATTGATAATGATTGATACTCTTATGTTAATCGATGATGAGAACCTCTTCCACTTAGTATTTGAAGATGCGTGTTCTCTATTAGATATGGCACTATCTATTGAAGCATTGGATAGCTCCGATGAAGCCGATAGGTTATTTAAAAAGTGGTTTCCAAATGACCCAGACCACGAAAGACCAGAATGCGTATTCGTTGATTTGAATATCATAGGTTCTTCTTTCGATGGTATTGAAATGATTAGAAAGGTTAACTATGAGTATGGTAATGGTGTAGTTATCGGAATCATATCATCATCAGAGGATGAAGAGGAAATTGAAAAGGCAAAGAAAGTTGGCGCACAATTTTGGATTATTAAATCTGATGATATTGAACCACGTTTAGAAGAATTCAAAGAAGATTACGACGGGTATAAAAATAGAACTGCACCATTTAAAGTATATAGGTAAAATGGTGATAGGTTATGAAAATATCAAAAGAAGCACGTGACGTACTTTTAAAAGTTGCAAAAGAAAAACGAATATATGTAGAAGGTAACTTTCTTAAATTATTGGAAGCAGATGAAGGCGATTCAGAATTCCAAAAATACTTAGATAAGTGTAAAGAGAAAGACGTTACTACTCGTAGAAAACGACTTGAAATAACCAAAAAAGTTCAAGAACAAAACAAAGAACTAGAATCTGCTGCTAAAGAAAACATTAGAGTTAATAAACAATTAGAAAAAGCTCTGGCAGAAGCAAATACGTCGTTAAATGATGCTAAAACAGCAAAAAAGATCGCGGAATCTGCAAAATCAGATATGGAATCTGCATTAGAAGAAACTAGGTTAGCAAAAGAAGAAGCAGATATATTGCGAATTAAAGCAGAACAAGCTAAAGAAATTGCAGAAACAGATCTTTCGATACTCCAAAAGAAAACACAAACTGAGTTAATGGGAAATATCGTAAAAGTTGCTCTTTGGGTAATTATGGGAGTTGGCGTAATTACAACTGGTCTATATGTATTTGTATTACTATATGGGCATGATTCAAAAATTATAGAATCGACCTGGTCTAATCTATTTGGTATCTTACTTACAAACTCATTTAGTATTATAGGTACTATTATGGGAGTCAAACATGCAACTGCAACTCAGCGTAATAAAAATTAACAATACATTTTTATTTATCAAATAATTTTCATAATATATTTATATGAATTTAAAATTAATTTTTACTGCATTTATTCTATTTGCAATAGGACAATCAGTAGTATGGTTTCAGGTCAATGGGCCAATTATATGGCCAATTGCTAAACAATACCGATGGATATTAATATTATTAGGAATTCCTATTACATATATTTTTATGAAGGCAACTGAATCTGCAGTTAATGGGTTTGATGGCGAATTTTGGCCTTCTAGATTTGTTTCATTTGTTATTGGAATAATCATTTTCAGTGTATTAACATGGATATTTCGCGGCGAAGGAATCAATATTAAAACAGCAGTGTGTCTATGTTTAGCAGTTACTATTATTTTTATACAGCTCTTTTGGAAATAATAATATTTATATAAAAGAATATTATCATGTTAACAGAATACGAAACACAGTCAATTTTAACGCCAACGTTATGGAAAGACAAATCCATTTCGGATAGTATTCGGTTGGGATTATTAAAGATTGCAAAGTATTTTTATGATTTTTTAGATATAACAGCTCCAATTAAAGACGTGATACTTACGGGATCATCTGTAAATTACAATTGGACTTCAAATTCTGATATTGATTTACATGTTGTGATTGAATATTCAGATGTAGATGAAAATGAAGATTTGGTACGTAATTTAATGATGGCAAAGAAAAATATATGGAATTCTAAATACCCGTTAAAACTCGGAAATATGGATATAGAATTATATGCCCAGGATGCATCCGAACCACACACATCAACTGGTGTATATTCATTAATGAAAAACGCGTGGGTAAAGAAACCGAAATACCGAGAAATACAAATCGATGACCAAGAAATTGCAGATAAAGCAAATCCATTTGCTTATATGATTGATAACATTGATATAAGTAATCCAAATGCATTACAAGACATCGATCGTTTACGTGATAAATTAAAAAAGTTTAGAAAATGTGGATTAGATGCTGGAGGAGAATATTCTTTAGAAAATTTGGCGTTTAAATGGTTACGCAATGAAGGATATCTAGCTAAGTTATCGGAATTACGCAAAAAAGTTATGATGCAAAATATGGAATTGGTGGAAAGTAAAAATATCGATGTAGAATCTGTAATACGCAGACATTTATATACTAAAGATAAATTAACCAATGATGAATGGTCAATGCTTTCTGAATATTTGGATGCTGTAACAGATCCAATGGGTCAATGGGAACATCCTGGTATTTGCACTATAATACCTGGGAATGATATTACAATGCAATTTGTTAATTATCCAGTATTTGGCTTTGATGATACTGGACACCATATTATAATGAAACCAAATGAACGGCATAGATATCCAGGAACCAGAGTTTTTGAAATACCTATGAACCGACCTGACTATTTAGAACTAGTAGAAAGATTAACAAGATGAGTTCAAGAGGACTAGGAGACGATATTAAAAAAATAACATCTGCAACACGTTTAGATCAATTATCAAAACATATTGCTAAAATATTAGACGAAGATTGTGGGTGTGATAAACGACAAGAATGGCTAAATGAAAAAACTAAAAATTGGCCAATTTATAAAAAAAGGAATATAGATGGCAACAATAAGTAGAACCGGAATAACAGATGGCTCTGCAATTCAATCAGAACATTTAACAAGAATTATTGACGCATTAGATGGCACTGCTACTACAGATGTCATAGCAACAGGATCATTTACTGGTTCATTCGATGGAATTTATACAGGTACAGTTGTTAGTGCATCATATGCCGTAACTGCTTCACATGCATTAACAGGAGTTGGTGGTTCTGGAATATTTGCACAAACCGGATCATATTATGCAACTACCAATGATTTACAAATAACTGGATCGTTGACAGTAACTAGTGGATCTGGAACTAGTATTGTAGATTTCAGTACAGCAACTGCGGTTAGTGAATCTGCTGTTAACATTGCAACTAGTTTAAAAGTTGATGGTAGTTTTAATACTGATTATTTTCTTGCAGAAAGTGGATCATATAATCTAGAAGATATAATTAATCCAGGTGGTATTGTTGATATAGAA